AAGAGAAACAAGAATTAAATGATACTATCAATCAAAAAGATAGTAAGATTAAACAGATTCTAATACAATTAGAACAAGCTAATAATGATATTCAATCTATGGGTTCTAAGATAGGTGAACTTCAGGAAAAGCTAAACAAAAAACAAACTATTAAACTAAACATTGATAAAAAGATAGAAGAACTCTTGGAAAAAAAAGATGAACCAAGTGTTGACAAAGATGATGAAGTATGATAGTAAAACAATAACAATTAACAAACATAACAAAGGAAATACATATGGCAATAATTGAAGGCACAGCTTACTGGGCTTCTCTGACACGACCAAACGAAAAGTTTGAACCTATGTGGAGAATTGATTTAGCAGTAGACGACAAGTCAGCTAATGAATTAAAAGAACAAGGCATTGCACTTGGCGAAACTACTATTGATGAGAAGACTATTTCTAATATAGTAAGATTTAAAAGAAAAGTACAGAAAGCTAATGGTGATAAAAATACTCAACCACAATTAGTTGATGCTTCTAAGAACCCACTAGATAAAATAGTAGGTAATGGAAGTAAAGTTAAAGTAATGTATAAACCATACGAATGGAACTTCAAAGGTAAGAAGGGAATGGGTTTAGATTTACAAGCTGTACAAGTCATTGACTTAATAGAATATACACCAAGAGAAGATTTTGAAGTAGAAAATTCTTCAGGTGGTGTTGACATCAAGGATGATTTTTAGTACTATCCAACAGTAAAATGAAATTTGTTTTTCATTTTTTCTTACTCCGAGGGGGTGGCGAGAAATTGCCACTCCTTTTTTTTGGACAAAATTAAATTAACAAAGGGCGACAATGGAAGAAATAAATAAAAAAGGTTTTGTAAAATATCATTTACCCTGTCCACTATGTTCTAGTAGTGATGCAGTATCTGTTAACGCAGACAATTCAGCTTATTGTTTTTCATGTCAACAATTTATAAAGGAATACGATATGGAATTACAACCAACAACAACAAAAAGTAATAATGAATATGAAGTAAAAGACTTCATGAAAGATTCTAACTATGCAGAAATTATAGATAGAAATATTTCTGAAGATACTTGTAAGAAGTTTGGTGTCACAGTTAAGATGGATAACATGGGTACAATCATTAGTCATTACTATCCATACCATGATACTCAAGGTGCAAAGATTGCAACAAAGACTAGGTATACAAAGTTAAAAGAGTTTAGTATACAAGGTAATACAAAAGACTCTGGCTTGTTTGGTCAACATCTTTTTTCTAAAAATAAATATTGTATAATAACTGAAGGTGAGTTAGATGCTTTATCTTCTTATCAAATGATGTTGAAAGGAACATACCACACTCCAGTAGTTAGTATTAAGAATGGAATTACTTCAGCAGTAAAAGATATTAAAGCTAGTTTAGAATGGCTTGAAAATAATTTTGATAATGTTGTTATAAATTTTGATAATGACGAGCATGGTAGAGAAGGTGCTATGAAAGTTGCAGAGTTATTTTCTCCAGGAAAATGTAAGATAATGCATTTACCTGAAGGATTAAAAGATGCTTCAGATTGTTTATCACAAAACAAAATACAAATATATAATAAAAGTTTTTGGGATGCTAAGAAATTTGCTCCTGATGGAATTATAAATGCTAATACATTACTAGATGATGTACTTAAACCAGTCACTAAATCATTTGTTCAATATCCATTTGAAGGATTAAATAAAATTACATATGGTTTAAGACCTGCAGAGTTAGTCACATTTACAGCAGGGTCTGGACTAGGTAAGACTCAAGTAATGAGAGAAGTAGTACATCACATTATAAAATCAACAGAAGATAATATAGGTTTATTAATGTTAGAAGAAACACCAGTCATAACTTCAAAAGGTTTGATGAGTGTTGAAGCTAATCAAAGATTACATTTACCTGATGTTCATGTAAGTGATGAAGAAATGAAAACTTATTTTAATGCAACAGTAGGTACTGGTAGAGTATATATGTTTGACCATTTTGGGTCTAACTCTATTGATAATATTGTTTCAAGAGTTAGGTTCTTAGCTAAAGGTTTAGATTGTAAGTATGTTGTTATAGACCATGTTAGTATTATAGTATCAGACCAATCTCATGGTGATGAGAGAAGAGCATTAGATGAAATTATGACTAGACTTAGAACACTTGTTCAAGAGACAGGAGTATCTATGATAGTAGTATCTCACTTGAGAAGACCAGATGGTAAAGGACATGAAGAGGGTGCAGCTACATCACTATCACAATTAAGAGGTTCAGCTAGTATAGGACAGCTAAGTGATATGGTTATTGGGCTTGAGAGAGACGCACAGAATGATGACCCTGAAGTTAGGAACACTACTAGGATAAGAGTATTAAAGAATAGATTCTCTGGTATTACTGGTCCTTGTTGTGATTTAAGATATGATATAGATACTGGTAGACTTAATGAGGTAAAGTCAGATGACTTTTAATAAAGTTGTATTTGATATAGAAACAACCATGACTGCTGATAAGATATGGTGTATTGTTTGTAAACATGGCGATACTTATTATCAGTTTAAAGAAGATAGATTGCATAGGTTTGCTGAACTTATAAAGCAAACTGATGAAGTTATAGGTCATAACATTATTGGTTTTGATATACCAGTAGTCAATACAATTTTTGGTTATGATTTATTTGCTAATTGTAAAGTGACTGACACTTTAGTTTTATCTAGATTACTAAATCCTATGATAGATGGTGGACACTCATTAAGAAATTGGGGTACTAAGTTAGGTCAAAACAAAATACATTTTGAACAGTTTGATTATTTCTCAGAAGATATGTTAACCTATTGTAGAAATGATGTTGAACTAACTGAAAGACTTTATAAATTTTTAATTAGTAAAACAAAAGACTTTGGTCAATCAATAGAACTTGAACATAGAGTAGCACAGATAATTCAAAAGCAACATGAAAGAGGATTTAAAATTAATGTTGTTGAAGCATATGAACTACAATCTAAGTTTCAAGAAGATATGAATGACTTAACTACTAAGGTAAGACAAACTTTTCCTCCATTAAAAATAGAAGAAGAGTTTATACCTAAGTCTAATAACAAATCAAGAGGTTATGTAAAGGGTGTTCCCTTTATTAAAGTTAAATACAAAGAATTTAATTTAGGTTCAAGGCAACAGATTGCTGAAAGATTAGTTATGCTTGGATGGAAACCAAAAAAGAAAACTGATAAAGGACATATTATTGTTGATGAAAAAGTATTATCTCAAATACATAATATACCTGAAGCTAAATTAATAAACAGATACTTAATGCTACAAAAGAGAATTGCTCAAGTCAATTCTTGGATAGAAGCTATTAAGGAAGATGGTAGAGTACATGGTAAAGTTATTACCAATGGTACAATAACTGGAAGAATGAGTCACCAGTCGCCCAACATGGCTCAGATTCCTGCTGTGTACTCTCCTTATGGTAAAGAATGTAGGGCATTATGGACAGTAAACAAAGGTTATAAATTAGTAGGTGTTGATGCTTCTGGACTTGAGTTAAGAATGTTAGCACACTACATGAATGATAAGGATTATACACATGAAGTCGTTAATGGAGATATACACACAGCAAATCAAACTGCTGCTGGTTTGGAATCAAGAGATAAGGCGAAGACTTTTATCTACGCATTTATCTATGGAGCAGGTTCAAAAAAAATCGGAAGTATCATTGGAGGTTCGGAAAGAGATGGCGAAAGAGCTAAAGAAAAATTTCTTAGAGCAACACCAAGTCTTAGAAGCTTACGAGAAAAAGTGGAAAGAGTGGCTCAACGAAGATGGGTCAGAGGACTCGACCAAAGAAAAATAATAATAAGACATCCTCACGCAGCATTGAATACTTTATTACAAGGAGCAGGTGCTATTGTTATGAAGTATGCGTTGACATTGCTAGAGGAATATGTTATAAGAAAACAAATCAAAGCATTTCCAGTTGTAAATGTACATGATGAATTTCAATACGAGGTTGAAGAAAGTAGAGCCGAAGAGTTTGGAAGGTTAGCAGTACAATCAATTATAGATGCAGGTAAACAATTAAATGTAAGGTGTCCACTAAATGGAAAATATAAAATCGGAAACAACTGGTCAGAAACACATTAGTACTTTAGCTACAGACATTAAACATTTAATATCTGAAATATCTAATGGTAAACCTGCCAACATGACAGAAGAAAACATGGA